CGGCAAATACTGGTGAAGCAGTTTTTGGATTCTTCTTAAACTCTGCTCAAGGTACATATGCCACAACACAGCAAGATTTAACACAGTTACTTGCTATTGGTCATAGTATTCTTGGTGGTGGTTCCGCTAATGCGGCAACAAACATTTATCCAAATGGTCCTGACGTATTAACATTTAGCGTACAGAATATTGATACTGCTTCTCGAAGTGTTGTAGCACGTTACTCCTGGAACGAAGCGCAAGCGTAAAGGATTATTATGTCGATTACGACTGCTAAGATACAAGTATTACCAGCAGTATCGGATAATACTACTTTTTATTTGACAGGTCAACCTATTAACAATGGGTTGACCAGTAATGAATATGTTTTTACAGGATTAACTTTTAATCCTAGTTCAAATACATTAAACTCCAATGGATATTCCGTTGGTTATTTAAATGTGCCTCAAAATATTCAATCAAGTAGTTATGTTTTATCATTGTCAGACCAAAGTAAGTTTATCTATTTGACACTTACATCAAACACAACAAACGTCTATATATCATCAACTGTGCCTTTTCCTTTAGGTACTGCAATTTCCATTGTAACAAATGGACCATTCACTTCCAACGTGATAGCCAATTCTGGTGTAACCATGTATCTAGCAGGCAATACATCTGGTTCAACAACTAGCACAAGAACTCTGGCAGGTTATAGTATGGCATCTCTCCTAAACGTAGGTACAAATACATGGTATATTAGTGGTATAGGAATTACATAATGACTGGTTTTACAACATTCAACTTTGGTGTTATCGCTGGGGGTGGAAGTAATAAAAGTATCGCACCATTAATACTCGGATTTGTAGTTGTTGGTGGTGGAGGACAAGGTGGTGCTGGTCAAAATGGAAATTTTGTTGGTGGAGGTGGTGGCGGTGGTGGAGTTGCCAACGGAACTGTTACACTTGTAGCAAGTAGTCTTACTATCACCGTTGGTGGAGGTGGTACAGGTACTCCTGGAGGTAATGCAGCAAAAGGAGGTTGTGGAGGTAATTCTACATTAACTGCTAACGGACTATCAGTTATTGCTTATGGTGGTTCTGGTGGTGAAGGAGCATTTCAACCTCAAGCAGGTGGACCAAGTGGTGGTGGAATTATAAATGGTGTACCTTTTTCAGGATTCACAGGTGGTACAGGTGCTTGTATTTATGGGGCTGGTGGTGGCGCTGGAGCTGGAGGTGCTGGTACTCCAAATGGTGGACCTACACCTGGCGCTGGCGGTGTAGGAAAACAAGTTAATATATCAGGTATATGTGTATATTATGGAGGGGGAGGTAGTGGCGGAAGTTTGTATAATTCTCAATTTCCAGGAGGTTTAGGTGGAGGTGGTACAGGTGCTCATGGAAATAATAATTATGGCGGAACTCCTGGAACTCCAGGAACTGGAGGCGGTGGCGGAGGAGCTTGTGCAACTAATAGTCCTGCATATCCAGGAGGTTCAGGTACGGTTATATTATCAATTCCAACACCTTATTTTCCAGGCACAGCTCCAGGTGCTTCAATAAAAACTCCACTTGCATTACCGGGAAAAAGTATATTAACATATACAACATCTTGTGCAACAACACCATCTACATATACACTTTCACTTACAACTTTGGTACCAGGAATAATCCCAATAAGTTACTTAGCTGTAGGCGGTGGCGGTGGTGCTGGCGGTGCACGTACAAATTGTATTACTAATCAAGCTTCAGGTGGCGGCGGAGGTGGTGGAGTTTTTTCAGGAATTATTCAATCAGCACCAGGAACAACATATACAATTACAGTAGGTAATGGTGGCGCAGGAGCACCTGCATTTGCTGCTGGTTCTCCTGGTGCGAATACAACAATTTCTTCACCAACTATAACAACAATTAGAGCTTATGCAGGACAAGGTAATTCACCAAATTCACCACCTAATGGTGCTCCTGGAGGCGCTTGTGGTGCAGGTTCATCTGCTGGCGGTCAATGGCAAGGTGGTGGAGGTGCCGGTGGTGCTGGTGCACAAGCTAGTGGACCAAATCATTGTAATCCAGGCGCTCCTAAAATTTTAGGACCAGGAGGTATAGGGTTAACTTCAAGTATTACCGGCACATCAACATATTACGCAGGTGGAGGCGGAGCCGCAGGTTGGTTTTGGGGTAATTGTCAAGGACCATCACCAGGTGGACTAGGAGGAGGAGGACCAGGAGCTCCAATTACTCCTGCCGCACCAGGAACTCCTGGAACACCGGGTACTGGAGGTGGAGGTGGTGCCGCACAAAACGGTGTTTGTAGTCCTGCAGCAACTGGAGGATCCGGAGGACCTGGAGTTGTTATATTATCAATTCCAACACCACTATTTCCAGGTTCAGCTCCAGGTGCAACTATAACAACACCTCCTGCAGCACCAGGAAAAACTATATTAACTTATAATACTCCTTCAACTGCATCAAATACTTATACATACACAGCGTAATTATTTAAATTTTGGTCCTAGTACCCAAGCAACTAAACTATATCGTTTGCCTTTTGTGACCGGTGTAACTTCATGTAGTGTGTAACCAGGAAAGAAAACTCCCATACCTTGTTTTTTCATTGGCTTTTCTGGATTTTCAGCAGTATGTAACAATAAATCTCCACCTTCATACTTAGCTGGGTCGCTGAGTTGAACAGTAACACTTAACTTTCTTGTACCCGTTCCATTGTACATCATATCAATATGTTTACCATAAAAACCTTTTTCTTTGGCATCATAAGAAGTAAACTGTAAACTTTGAATTTCTGTTAGTTCATATCCAAAAAATTGTCTATTGATTGTTTTGATTGCTTCCGACATACGCTCGTAAATCCAACGATTATCTTCGAGGTCAGAACGAATCCAAGAAATAGGACTACGGCGAATCTTAGAAACTTTTTTGATATCTTCTTCAGAATGGTTTAAATCACCAACAGAACCATAAGTCATTGGGCTGGCTAATGTACCACTTTCACCAATCTCAATAATTTTTTTACATTCTTCTGGTGTAAACATTCTTTCAGCATAAGCCCAATTCTCATTAATCGTATTATCTAACCACCAATTGGAAGCACCAACTTCACTTATTGTAGGTTTTATATACTTTTTGCTTGGTTTAAAATCTTCAGTAGCTTCAACAATTACCGGTGTTTCAATGATAGATTTATCTACTGGTTTCTTTTCTCTTGCTTTGGTTGCTGGAGTTTTTACTGGAGTTTTTTTTGCTACTGGTTTTTTAGTTGATGATGTAGTCATTTTTTGGTTCCTAATAATGTTCGTTTGTCAAATTTAAAGTCTTTGTAAATACCATTGGCGTCAACATAATGTAAAAATAATTGAATCTGTTGATTACCGGTATAAGGTTCACGCCAATGCTCTACTTCACAACCTTTATATATGGCTATATCTCCGGCGTTTAATAGAATCTTTTTACCATCCATATAGATAGGCCATGGCTTTGGGTCAACATCAATACAGAGCGTAGCGCTATATTGGCAACTAGGTCTATCGGTATGTTTTTCTAATGTAGAACCTTTCCAATAGATTCTACCATAAGTATAGGTGGGAAATAATTGAAGGCCTGTTTGTTCTTCTATGAGTGGTAGTAAAGTGACTGCTAAAGAATCACAGATAACTTCACTATAAAAAGCAAAACTAATTGGACTTTGTTCATCACCAAAGGCAGTCAAATCATCAGTTGATTTGTTTTCTTGGTAATATTTGACCTGTTTGGTCAACAATATGGTATTTTTTAATAAATCTAATGTATCCGGACTGATAGCTTCACGGACCACTTTATAAGGTTGTTTCATAATAAACTCACTAGTAACTTAATATGGTTATTTATATAGTACCTGGAAATAGATAAATAGACTTATAAGAGGAGAAATTGATGGCAACAATCACTAACCGAACCGATTTCACAAATTATTGCCTTAGAAGATTAGGCTTTCCAGTTATTCAAATTAACGTGGATGATGACCAAGTATCTGACCGTATTGATGACGCACTTCAATATTGGCAAGATTATCACTTTGATGGTCTACAAAAAGTCTACTATATCAAAGCATTACAACAAACTGATATTGATAACAAGTATTTGGACTTGAGCCAATCAACAGATGCTCAAGGTAATCCAATGGAAATTGTTGGTATTACCCGTATATTTCCAATATCTGATTCACAGGCAACAGCAAATATGTTTGACCTTAGATATCAATTACGTTTAAATGAGTTGTACGACTTTACCTCCGCATCATACATTAACTATACGTTGACTACTCAACACTTACGTTCTTTAGAAATCATGTTCACTGGAGAAGTTCCTATTCGATTCCAAAGACATATGCAGAGATTGTATATTGATTGGAATTGGGGTGCTTCAGAAGCACCAGTTGGTACTATTGTGGTTGCCGAATGTTATGCGGCAATTAATCCTGATGTATATAATAATGTTTGGAATGACCGTTGGTTAAAAGAATATGCCACACAACTTATCAAGAGAACTTGGGGTAATAACTTATCTAAGTTTGCCGGTTTACAATTACCCGGTGGTGTTACATTAGACGGCCCAAAAATTTATCAAGAAGCTTGTGAAGAAATTGCAAGACTAGAAAGAGAAATGGAAAATAATTACGGTGGTATTTTAGAATTTTTTATGAATTAATTATAGGAAATTATTATGCCAATTTCTCAATATTTTAATAATTATGGCTCGGTAACCGAACAACGGGTAATTGAAGATATTATTGTAGAATCAATTAAGATTCAAGGATTTGATGCTTACTATTTACCTAATGAAAATGATGCGGCTCGTGATTTACTTTTTGGTGAAGATCCAGTTAAATATTTTTCTTCAGCATTTTCATTAGAAATGTATCTATCAAATGCTTTAGAATATGGTGGTGAAAGAGAATTCTTTTCTAAGTTTGGTTTAGAAATTAAAAATACTGTTAAAGTTATTATTTCTAAGCGTTCTTTCTCACAACGAGTTTCACAAACTACTTTTACCAGACCACGTGAAGGTGATTTAATTTATATACCTTTTTTAAACGGTACTGGTGAATTGTTTGAGATTAAATTTACAGACCAAACTAAAGACTTCTTTATGTTAGGAAGAAAAGTACCTTATTTCTACGAATTAGAATTGGAAAAATTCAAGTACTCACAAGAAATTATCAAGACTGGTGTTCCAGATATCGATATTGTTTCTCAACAATCCGCTTACACAATTACATTGAATACAGGTTCAGGTACAGGAATATTCTTGACAAACGAAATTGTTTATCAAGCACCTAATGGTGATATTGCTAATTCAACAGCACAAGCATATGTTCAATCATGGACGCCAATTAATAATACATTGACTGTTACAAATATTGCTGGTGAATTTATTGATGGTCAATTAATTATCGGTGCTTCAAGTAATGCTCAATATTACTTGTCAACGTTTGACCCATTAGCCACATCTCCAGCAAATGAAAACTTTGATAATTCTTTTATTTCTGGTCTAGCAAATTCTGTAATCGACACATCAGAATCGAATACCTTTGGTAAAATTTAATGGCTAACGTTTCTTACAATCACATCATTCGAAAAATTACCGCAGGATTTGGTGGTTTATTTGATAATATTACTTTAGTTCGATACAATGGTGATGGTACAGAATCAGAAAGATTCATTGTACCTATTGCTTATGCAGCCAAAGAATTGTATGTTCAAAGACTTCAGAGTGATTATAATTTAGATAAAAAAGTTCAGATGACTTTGCCTAGAATGTCTTTTGAATTAACTGGTATGAGTTATGATGCTTCAAGAAAACAAAATACCAATATTAAATCTTTTACAAATACAAATGCAGGTGTAGTATCTCAATACAATCCTGTACCATATAATTTTAATTATTCTTTATACTTGTATACCAGAAACATTGAAGATGCGCATCAAATCGTTGAACATATATTACCATATTTTACTCCTGATTATACTATCAAATTAAATTTAATATCTGAATTAGGAATAATTAAAGAAGTACCAATTATTTTAAACACAACTAATTTTGATATCACATATGAAGGTTCAAGAGATTCTGACACCAGAACCATTATTTGGACTTTAGATTTCACAGTCAAAGGTTTCATCTTTGGTCAAACAAGTACACCAAAAATTATTGGTACTACTATTACTAATATATTTAATGATACCACAGCATCAAATAATGTTTTATTGAATATGAATTCTACAGGATTAGGAACATATCAAGAAGGTGAATTTATATATCAAGGTACATCGTTTAGTATGGCTACCGCCACAGGAACAGTAGTCAAATGGGTACCTATAAATAATCAATTAACTATAAAAAACATTAGTGGAAATTTTATTTCTTCACAACCAATTGTTGGTGTTAAAACAAATGCTAGTTACACATTCAATTCATACAATGTATTACCAACTGATTTAGCACAAATTATTACTATTACTACACCAACAGATGCCAAGGCAAACACTTTATATTCATATAATACAATACTTAATGAAGGTTCGAATATAAGTAACAATATAATTAATACAAATAATTTTTCAGGTGATTTATCTCTTGTATTAGGTCAAGATGATTTGTCAATAGAACTAGAAAATCCAATTGATTTATTAGGAAACTAAAATGTCCAGAACACTACAATTTAAACGTTATGCTAATACGGCAGTTGCAAATATTACAGGGGCTAATGGCGAATTAATTATTGATTTAACAAATCAAACTATTACAGTACATAATGGTTCAAAGGTAGGTGGTACTCGTTTAGCAACAGAAACATATGTTGCCAATACTTTAAATTCTTTTTCGTTAACCGTAAACTCTGAAATTATTTTAACACAAGCAGCTTTTAATAAAGCTAATGCAGCAAGCGTATCGGCTCAAGCTGCATTTAATGCAGCAAATGCTTCAAC